CCGCCGGTTTTCCAATCGACGAGGACGAGCTCGGGCCGCTCGTCGACGTACGCGAGTAGGTCGACGGTTCCCATGTACGCGTGCGGTCGACTATTCCCCCCCCCCCCCCCCACCTCGAGCTCCGGGCCGCGGTAGATAACGGTCGCCTCGACCGCGACCTCGGCGACGTTGTAGGCCTCGGCGAATGCGAGGTACGCGTCGACGTGGCCGGTGAGCTCGTCGGGTACCTCGACGTCCTCGCCGGCGGCGAGCCGTTCGGCCAGGCGGTGAACGGCCGAGCCTTTGCCGGCGGCGGCGTCGCGCTCGACCCATGCGGCGCGCTCGAGCTCGCGCAGCCGTTTCGAGGTCGATCGCTCGGCGAGCTCGCTCCAATGGTCGACCGCGTAGCCGGCGACCGAGCGCGCCGCCCATCCGATCAGGTTTGTTTTCGGTACGCCGTCGCGCAGGATCGCGGTGACGCCGGCGACGGGCTCGCCGTCGAGGTAGTAGCTATGGCCGGTGCCGCGGTTGACGCGACGCGTTGCCGCTGCCATGAGCTCGCGCGCTCAACCGGCGGCGCCGCGTTGCGGCGTGGTCTCGGCGAGGTAACGGTCGAGGTCGACGCGCGCGATGCGAATATGCGGTTTGCGGGTACCGAGGCCGATACGTCGGGCGGCGAGGTCGCCGGCCTTGACGAGCGCGTACACGGTTTGGCGTGAGCAGCGCATGAGCGCCGCGGCCTCGTCGACGGTTAGGTACGGGCTGCGTTCGACCATGGCCGGCGCCCCTTTGTGCTCGAGTGCTATTCGCCCCGCCCCTCGAGGTAACGGGCGCCGGATCGCTCGCGTACCTGCGCGATGCAACGTAAACCGTCGTTACCGACCTGTAAAGACAATTATGCGGGAATGACGCATCGCGCCTAGTCGCCGGCCGATTGCGCTTCGCCGTCGCCGCGCTTACGCCAGCGCGCGCGGGTGATACCGGCGGCGGTGTCGCGCTCGAGCTCGGCCTGTAGCCATTGCTCCGGCGACAGGCGGCGCCGCTGCGCCTCGGCGAGGCCGTTCCATAGCTGCGCGCGCGCGGTGAGGTAGCCGGCCTGCCATGCGAGCCGCGAGGTACGTACCGCCGAATACAGCGCGACCGCGAGCCAGGTCATGAGCAGCGCGTACCACCACTCGCCGACGACGAGGCCGACAACGGCGGCGCCGGCGAGCGCGACCGCGACCGTGAGCGCGAAGAGTTCCGACGTACGACGCGGCGGCGTCGGGAGCGTCACGCCGGCGCCTTGCGTTTGCTCGTGATCGCCTGCCAGGTCTCGGCGAGGACGGGTACCGCCGGGTCGGCGAGGTTGGCGCGATGGTGCGAATACACGTCATGGAACATGCGGTTTGACGCGTGGCCGGTGCGGTGCGTCGCGTCGGTAACCGCGATGCCGCCGGCGGTCATTTCCGACGCGTTGACGTGCCGCAGATCATGAAATTTGAGCTCAACGCCGGCCGCGTCGGCGGCGCGGCGCCACCGCGCCGAGAGCGCCGCCGGCGACGTGTAGCCGCGCTCGAGCTCGAGCGAGAAAACGGCGCATTCCTCGAGGCCGGCGACGTCGACGCCGGCGGCCTCGGCGAGCTCGGCCTGCCGCTCGTAGCGAGCGACGAGCATCGCTCGGCATTCGTCGTCGATCGCGACGGCGCGCTTGCCGCCCTTGTTCGCCGCGATCGGTTTGCGGTGCCAGCCGTTCGCCTTGCCGCGCCGGTTGCGCGATACCGACGCGTAGAACGTGACCGAGCCGTCGAGTAGTTCTACGTCGCGCCAGCGCAGGCCGGCGAGCTCGCCCTCGCGCGCGCCGGTCGCGACGGCGGCCTGTACCAAATCTTCGAGCTCGCGTACGTAGCCGGCGTGGTCGTAGGCCTTGGCCTTGTCGCCCTTGCCGGCCGGCCGAGGTCGCGCCGCGACGTCGAGGACGCGCGCGATATCGGCGAGGTCGTAGTCATCGGCCGCGCTCGGCGCCTGCGGCGTGCCGACCTCGACCTCGAGGTCGCGGCACGGATTGGCCGTGATCCAGTGATTTCGCTTCGCGATGCGCAGCGAGCGCGAGAGCACGCCGTGAATCTTGACGACGGTACGCCGCGATTTCGGGCCGGGCTTGCGGGCCGGCGAATGCTTGCCGGCGGCGACCTCGGCGTAGAAACGGTCGAGCGTGGCCTCGTCGAGCCGGTCGAGCTCGACCTTGCCGAGCCAGGTCGGCGCGACGTACGTGTCACGCGTCGACCACATCGTCGCCTCGTAGGTCGGCGCCTTGCCGGCCGCCTTGGTCTCGAGGTAGTGGTCGACCGCGTCGAGGACGGTACGCCGGTGCGCGCCCTTGCCGCCGCGCCGGTAGCGGGCCTCGAGTGCCTTGGCCTCGTCGCGAGTATCCACAACGCGGACGATGCGTTCACGGTCGGGGCCGCGGCCGCCGACGTCGACGCGGACCTTAAATCGGCCGTTGGGCTGCTGCTCGATTGCCATTGCTCGGTGTCCTTTTCGCTTCGCGGGTGTCACGCGTTCGGGTGTCACGCCGGGTGTCACAGGCCTTGTAACCGGCCGTAATCTATCGTAACCGTGCGGTACGTGTTGCTTATTTCCGCAGGTCACAGTAATCGGTCGATACCCTTACCGACCTCGGCTCGGACTGCAAAGCCTTTTACGTCGGTTCGATTCCGACCGCCGCCTCGTCGAAAACCGCCGATTCTGTCGGCGGTTTTCGCAATTGGCCTCGAGGTCGCCCGGGCCGGCGGGTGTCACGGCGGGTGTCACGCGGGCCCGCGCGCCGGCGCCAGGCCTTCTACGCGGGTCGGCCGCCGGCGGCGAGCTCGAGGCCGGGCGCGGCTACAGCCGCGCCCTCGTCCACAGCTAGTCGCGGCCTATCCACAGCACGAGCGCGACGTATCCGAGCAGCGCCAGCGCCAGCGCCACGGCGAGGATTTCGTACCGCGTCAATGCCAGAGAAACGCCAACACGAGGCCGAGCAGGCCGAGCGAAACGAGGCCGCGATACAGCTCGCGCGCCATGCCGGCGACGATCGCGGCCACGCCGAATAGCACGGCGGCGACGATCAGGTACACGAGGTCGGCGCCGGCGGGCTTATTCGCCAGGTAGCCGACGAGCTCGGCGGCGGTCATGACCACTCGAGCAGGTACGTACCGACCACGTTGTCGCCGAGGTCGTACAGCGCGACTACGCCGCGGCCGTCCGGGCGGCCGTTGCCGTCGACGGTCGCCGCGATATCGACGAGCCGGTTACCGGCGGCCATGACGCCGGCGTCGGTCGAGAGCCATACCCGATTGGCGCCGCTCGCCTTGTCGCCGCGCAGCGCGGCGCCGTTCTCGAGCAGGATGCAGCCGAGCTCGGGTACCGGCCGAGCGGTCGGTGTACGGCCGGCGGGCTTACCGGCCTGCGGGCTTGCCACGGTTGTCAAGAGACCACCTCCGGCGGTCGAGGCCGGCGGCGAGCTCGGCGAGCTCGAGCCGGCGCGGCGGTTGATTTCGGATATCTGCTCGATGAGGTACCGGCCACAACACGCGGTCGCGTTGCCGGACGCGTCGCGGTGCGGGCCGGTAATCGAGGCCGGCCAGTAGCCGGCGCCGTTCCCCCACGCGACGAGCTCGGCGAGGACGTCGAGCAGCATCGAGCTCGGCCGATCGGTCTCGAAATTGCCCATGACGCATAGCGCGTGTGATCGCTCGTTATGGTCCGCGGTCGCGGCGGTGTTGCGGCCTGGTCCTCGAGACTCGAAAACGGTCGGCGTCGGATTGTCGACGACGTACGAATACTCGAGGTCGACGTACCCGCCGGCGAGCGCGCCGGCCTGTAGTTGCCGCATACCGCCGGCGCCATGCAGGCCGGTCGAGCCGGTGTGATGTAGCCACAATTCCGGGCTCGGCGTCGCGATCGCGCTCGCCGGCGTGACGAGCGGATTCGCGCCCCACGCGGCGCGGGTGACGATGGTCGGCATTATTCGCCGTCGTCGCCGACGTCGGTCTCGCCGACGCCGGTCTCGCTCGAGTGTTCCGACGTTTCGCCGGGCTCGGCGTCGTCGATGCCCTCGTCGCCGGCGGTCGTATCGGGTTCGGTCGGTGTCATGTTTCCTCCTTCGGTTGCGCCGGCGGCGCCGGCGCGGGTAGTTCGGTCGCCTCGGGCGGCGGCGGCGCCGGTAGCAGCGTCGCGCCGGCGGCGGGTAGCGCGTCGCCGAGCCGTACGAGCGAGAAACGGTCGACGCGCGCGTCGCCGGCCGCGATCGGGTTCGCCGAGCAGTAAACGCGGAAGGTTTGGCCGTCCGGTACCTGCGCGAGCCACGAGCCATGAACGGTCGCGCGCGGGTTGCCGACCGCGATCAGGCCGGCGACATTGAAGATCGGCGCAAAATCGGCGCCGGCCGAATTGCGTACCGAGAATCCGACCGCCGCCGTTGTCGACGATAGGTAGTTGACCGCGAGCTCGACGAGGTACAGGCCGCCGGCGCCGGCGGGAACGGTGACGGTATTGCCGGCGAGCCACGCGGTCGGGCCGAGCAGCACGGTCGCGAGCGGTAGCACGGACGGCGACGCGGGATTCGCGACGGCGTTGCCGTAAACGACGATGCCGCGCGGGATGACCGGCCGCGTTTGTAGCGGGTAAGCGACGAGCGCGCGGCCGTCGACGATGTTGCCGGCGGCGACCGCCGCGAGGCCGCTCGGAATGGTGAGCGTCGCGAGCAGTAACGAGCTCGGCGGTTGCGGCGGCGCGACCGGCGCCGCGGCCGCGGTACCGGCGACAATTTCGGGTTGCCAGAAATGCTGCGTGCCGCCGATCACCGCGTCGTCGTAAACGTGCGCGACCACGAGGTCGATTCTCGAGGTACCCGGGCCGGGCGCGACCGCGACGGGCAGGTTTACCGTCGAGCTCGCGCGACATAGGTACTTACCTTGGCCGGCGGCGTCCGAGCCGACGACGACGGCGCGGCCGGCGGCGACGTCGACGGACATATTCGCGCCGGTGCCGCGCGGGCCGACCACGAGGTCGCCGGCGAGGACGATGCCGGCCGAGCTCCATATCGCGTCGATGAGGTCGCGGTCGATGAGCGCCGGGTACTGCGCATTCTGTAGCCATAGCGGCGGGTCGACGCCGGCCGGCGCCGCGAGCTCGATGACGTCGGGCATGGTCGAATCCTTCCCCTATCGGCGCGCCAACGCGGCGATAGTGCGGTCGGCCTTGCGTAACAGGCCGGTGAAACGTGCGAGCGGCCGGCCGACCGTGAGCGCGACGTCCTCGTCGCCGTCGTCGCCGATCGTGTACGCGATGCCGACGACGCGTACGTAATCGGCGACCGCGAGCCGGCCGGATTGGATAACGAGCGGGACGGTATCGCCCATGTTCGGCGTGCCGTACGTGTACCAGCCGGGCCGGAGGCCGAGCGTGTACGAGGGTACGAGGATGCCGTACAGCGCGAGGTCGCCGGCGGCGCGTTGGTCGAGCGTGACCTGTACCGATACGTCCGATGCGCTCTCGGCCGTTCCCCACGCGCCGACGTCGGTACCGTTCGCGTCGGCGTTCGAGGCCGAGCTCGCGAGCTGCGCCGCGGTCGGATCGCTCGAGGCCTTGTTACCGACGACGCGTACGTCGTTCGCGTAATCCGGCGAATTGACGCTACGAGCGACGGTCGCGACATTGGCGCCGTATTCGAGCACGAGGTCGGATCGCGCTACGCCTTGGTACGGATAGAACACGCGCAGCGCGTCGGTTTGCGGCGGGAACGGTTGCAGCACGAGCGCGCGCGGATCGACCTCGGCCTCGAGCTCGCCCGGGCTTACGTTCGAGCCGATCGTTTGCATACCGGCGGTACGGGTCTCGGGTACGACGTCGTAGTCGTAGCCGCCTTGCACCTTGGCGAGGTTGTCGAACATGGCGAGATACGTCTCGCCACCTTGGTACGTACGGTCGCGCGGTACGCCGGAATAGCCGCGCGTCGAGCCGTCCGGGTTGCATAGCGCGACCGCGATCGGCAGATACGAGCCGGCGCCGTGACCTGCCCAATTCGGGTACGGGTTGCCGCCGCCGTCGAGGACGAAACCGGCCGCTAATACGTCCTGGTCGGTCGCGGTGTAAATCGCCTGCGTTTTCGAGGTCGTATACCTGCGCTCGAGTAGCGCGGCGTAATCGTGCGCGGTGAACGTGACAATGTGCGATTGCTCGGATACTTGGTCCTCGGAATGGTCGACGATGCCGCGGAATACGGCGACGTCGGCGCCGGTCGTATCGTCCCATCGCCACGCGTAAATGTCGGTTGCGAGCTCGCGCGCGAGCGCGGCCTCGTCGCTACGGCCGTCGACCGAAAACGTGAGCACGGCCGGCGTATTCCATTGCTGCTCGAGCCGCCGGCCGTACGCGGTGCCGAGCTCGGCGACGATGGTCGATTGCCACGCCGGCGCCGGCGCGCTCGCCGGGCGCGACCATTGCCGGCGGTGCGCGGTCAAACGCCAGCGGCCGCGGTTGGTCGGTACCGGGTACGCGCCGGGCGCGCCTCGAGCGGTCGGCATCGGCGGCGCGCCCTCGAGCTCGGCGGCGCGTCCGACCGGCCACGTATCGACCTTCACGCGAGGTAGCCGTCCTGCCAAATGGCCTGAACCTGCGTACCGGCCGCGGCCGCGGTACCGGCGAGCGTCATGACGTGATCGGCGCCGGCCGGGAGTACCGGCCACGCGAGCCGGGTCCAATCCAATTGCGCGAGGATCGGCTGCGCCGGGTCGCCGAGGTAGAACGCGGTACGGGCCGCGGTGTCGACGTCGACCCATGCGCCGGCGCCAATCGAGAACGACGAGAGAAAACCGACGACGTACAACGTGCCATCGGCGGCGCGTATCGAGACCTCCGGCGCGGTAACCGGGCCGTAGATACGCAAGAGCGGTTGTAGCGGTAGGTCGCCGTTGCCGTGAATCGTGCCAGGCGCCGGCGATTGCGTGCCGGTCGGATACGTGCGCGGGTAGGTGAGGTCGTAGGCGCGGCCGGCGCCGGCGGTCGTACCCGCGAACGAGGTAACGACGCGCTCGGCCGGGTCGTACGCGACCGGATCGGCGGCGACCCATTGCAGCGAAATATCGCGTTGCGACGCGCCCTCGAGTTTCCACGCATACGCGGCGCCGCGCACGGTGAGGACGCGCTCGGGCGCGCCGGGCCGGTCGAGGACGTAATGCAGCGTCGGCCTCGAGCTCGGGAGCATGTACGGGCCGAACGACGTCGCGACGTCGTCGATTGTTGCGCCGGCGTCGACGAGCGCGGTGAGGTCGGCCGAGATAAGCCGCGCGCCGAATAGGCGCGTACGGTCGTCGACGCCGTTACGGTCGGGCCGGTTGTTGACCACCTCGCGTACGGTCGGCGAGCCGAGGTCGAACGACGTACAGAAATAGCCGGCGGCGACGTCCTCGAGGTCGATGCTCGAGCCGTCGTCGAGCGTGAGCCAGGCGCGCCGAATGCAGGTCATACGCGCTCGGTTTGCATCACCCATGCGGCGCGGCGCATGAATGCCTCGACGTCGAGCTCGGTCTCGAAATGCGCGTGCTGTACGACGACGGACGGGCCGCCGCCGCGGCGCACCGCGTCGATTTTCTCGAGCGGCGCGACCACCTCGCCGGCGTGTATGTACGCGAGGCCGGTTTGCGTGACGTAGCCGCCATGTTGCAGGCCGACCACGCCGAGCGCCTTACTTGCCGCGCCGCCGAGCGCGCCGAGGCTTGGCGGTTTTAGCTTGCCAATCGTGTCATTCCATATCCGGGTGATGGTGTCGACGACGGTCTGTACCGCCGACACGGCGCCTTGAAATAGGCCGGTCATCGTCGACGCGATGCGTTTCGGGATGCCGGTGATAAACGAAACGAGACCATTCCACGCGGTCTCGATACCGCCGACGACGGTACCGACCGCCGAGCTCGCGGCGTTGAAAATGCCGCCGAGGATCGCGCCGATACGGCCGACGAGACCGGAGAAAAATCCGACGAGCGCCGACCACGCGGCGCGGATCGCGCCGACGACTACGCCGGCCGCGGCCTTGATTTGGTCCCAATACTTGTAGATCAGCGCCGCGGCGAGCGCGATCGGGCCGAGCAGGATACCGAGCAGGAGCGGCCAATTGGCCTTGATCCAATTCCATACCGCGAGAATCGCGACGTGTATGCCGTGCCATATCGTCGACCAATTGCGGTAGATCAGATAACCGACCGCGATTAGCGCGATAACGCCGGCGACGATGAGCGCGATCGGGCCGAGCATCGCCCATTCCGAAACGGCGGCCGCGTCGTCGGCGGTCGCCATTGCGTCGGTCGCGGCGGCGGCCGTTTCTTGCGTGGTCTTGAACGTGTTCAAGATTGCGCCGCCGGCCGAGACCGCGCCGCCGAGGCCGGCGAGCGCAGTACCGGCGACGGTGAGCGCCGGGCCGAATTTCTCGCCGAACGCGCTCGCGGCGTCCTCGACTTTCGCTTGCATCGCTCGTATATGGCCGGTGAACGTGTTCGCGGCCGCGTCGCCCTGGCCGTGAATCTTCGCCGCAAGCTGCGTTACCGCGTCTTGGTGTTTCTTTTCGGCCTGCGTGACCGTGCGATTTGCGTCGGTTAGGTGAGCGTGCGCGGCGGCCGATAGCAGCACGGTCGCGCGTACCTTGTCCTCGGCGTCGCGCAAATGCAGCGCGTCGCTAACCGATAGTTTCTTCTTGCTCGCGTCGATGGTCTCGAGGTCGGCGAGCCGTTTCTTGGCATCGCCGGCGGCCTTGTCCGCGCTTGCGGCCTTGCGCGACGCCGCGCCGGCCGCGTTCACGAGCGGGCCGAGCTTCTCGACGTGTATGCCGAATTCTTTCAACACGCGGGTATTGCCGTTGTAAACCTTGCCGACCGTCGTCGCCGCGTCGGCGAGGCCTTCATGTTTCGCGGCGGCGAGGTCGGTCGCCTCGCTGAGGTCCGCGAGCGCCTTGGTCGGGCTGCCGGTCGCCTGCGTGAGGATGCGCAGCGCATCGCTCGTTTCGTTCGCGGTATCGCCGTAGTGCTCTTGATGTTTGATCGCTTCCTCGACCTTGCCGGAATAGGTCGAATAGCTTGCGCCGGTGTTCTCGACCGCGGTTTTTAGCTGCTCGTGCGCGGCCTTGTCTTTCGATCCCATCGCGGCGAGGCCGACGCCGAGCGTTGCCGCGGCGCCGCCGATACCGGCGAGAATCGGGCCGACCGCCTTACCGTGCCGGCCGACGTCCTCGACCGCGTCGCCGAGACCGCCGAGCGCGTCCTCGAGCGGCGCGAATACGCCGGTTTTGTTGACGGTCGCGAAAAACGTGTTGAACGAGCCGCGCATTCTGCCGGCGCCGCTCGAGGCCTTGCCGGCCGCGGTATCGACCGCGCCGGAGAGGCCTTTGAGGTCGCCGAGGACGCGTACGACGACGGACGGGCCGCTCATGGCCTACCGCCGGCGCGCGGCGGCCTTCTCGAGCTCGCGCGCCTCGCGGGCCATGTACCGGAGAAATGCGCGGTACGTGTCATCGTCGAGCGCCTCGACCTCGGCCGGCGTCATTCGCCAGAATCGGCAGAAGGCGGCGAGGTTGTCGAGGACGCGCCTTCCGTAGGGTCCACGAGCGGATTCTCCGGGCCGCCGAATTCCACGTCGACGGCGCCGGAGAGCTCCCATAGCTGGCCGGCGTCGGGCATATGGCCGGCGCGATCGGCGCGCCGGTAGAGCTCGGCGAATGCCATGACCTGCACGCGGTTCGCCTCGTCGGCCTCGTCGGTCAAGAGCTCGGAGAGCGAGCGGCCGGTCGCCTTGGTCAATGAGCGCAACGCGTTCGGCGAGAGCCGTAGCGGCCGGTCGGCTGCAATCGTGACGGGCTCGAGCAGGTATGCGTTAGTCATGTACGGCGCCTCCGTCGTTGGTCGTATTGGTCCAAACGCCGGCGCCATTGAGCGCGGCGTCGATCGCGCTCGAGTAGAGCTCGGCGGCGCGCCCCGCGAGGTCGGCCGCGGCCGGGAACAGGTACCGGCCGGCGCCGACGTATTCGCGGCTCGAGCCGTCCGGGCGCGTACCGCCGAAATCTATCCACGGCGCGTACGGAACCTTCGCGCTGCCCATGCGCACGGCGGCGCCGGTACGGGTGCCGCTCGTGCGGACGTTGCCGGCCATGCGGCCGCTCGAGCTCGGCACGGTCGAGCGCGTGCGCGCCGCGATCGGTTCGGCGGCCGTTTTGCCGGCGGCCTTGATCGCGGCGTACAGCGGCGAGCTCACCTCGTCGGTCTGCCGCTTGAGGTCGCGCCGTAGCGCGGCCATGCCGATAATGCCGACCTGCGGCGCGGTCGAGCCCATCGCGCTACGCGGTGACTTTGGTCGGCGGGCCGGTCATGATCCAGTCAATATCGACCTCGGACGCGGTGCCGGCGGCGCCGCCGAATAGCGCGTAGGGCTGCGGTATCGCGGTGCCCTCGAACGACGGATTGGTCGGGCTCGCCGGCGAGCCCTTGTAGGGCCGCACCTTGAAAGGACACGGCGTCTGCGCGGTCGCGTACGCGTCGAGCGCGGCGGTCAGCGTGTCATCGGTCGAGCCGGTCGAGAAATCCTGCGCAAGCTTCACCTTGAAATGCCACTTGACCGGGCCGGGATAATCCTGCACTCCGCAAAACGTCGTGAGCTCGATCGGCTTGTTTTCGGGCTCGATGCTTACCTCCATGCCGAGACACGAGAGGTTTGCGGCGCCAATCTCGACGTACGCGTCGGTCATCATGACCGGCGACGTTGTAACCGGCGGCGCGACGTCGGCGACGGCGGCGACCGCGGCGCGGTCGTTCGGTTGCTTGGTCGGCGTATCGGTCATGTTCGGTACCTCCGTAGCTACATACGAATTTCGAGAACGAGGTCGGCGGCGAGGACGTCGACGCCGGCGATAGTGAGCAGGCGCCAGGTCGATTGCGACCGAGGTCGGCACGAGACCACCGCGCCGCCGAGGTTGGTCTCGGGCTTGAGCGCATCCTTGGCGAGCATGACGAGCTCGTCGACGCGGTCGACCTCGCCGGCGCCGGCGGCGGCCATGACGGGTAGCGCGGCGACGTCGACGCCGAACGTAGGTAGGTCGTAGTCGACGGTTTGCGGGTAGCCGACGACGTACGCCGGCGGGTTGAGCGTCGACGGCGGTGTCGCGAACACGCGTATGGACGCGTCGATTTGCTCGAGGACGGCGGCCACGGCGGCGGCGGCGGGCGCGCGTTGCCACGTCATCCGAATACGAGCGGCGCGCCCTGCGCGTAGAGCGCGTCGATATCCGGGTCGACGCGCCCTACGCGCATAGCGCCGGTCTCGCTCCATGCGATCGTGCCGTCCGTCGAGTCGCGCCGGCGGTACAGCCGCGACGCGTGTAACAGACAGGCGTAATGGCCGGAGTCGGGCAGCGCAGCCGCCTCGTCGGGCGGATACACCTTGCTGTAACGGCCGACGCCGTAGTCGATGGCAGCGGCGAGCGCGCTCGTGATAACCGCGTCCGATTCCGGGTCGGGCGCCATGCGCAAGAACGAGCGCACCTCGGTAAGCGTCGGCCATGCTGCCATCGGACTACAGCGCCTTCCTTCCCCCGATTCCGCTTCGCTACTTGCCGCCGCCGGCGTTGCCGCGCCGCGCGGGCTCGGGCTCGGTCTCGGCCGCCTCCGGTAGCGCGGTGCTCGGCAACGTGCCCGCGATGGTGAGCGGGACGAATGCGCCGCCGAATAGCGAGCCGTGCGCGACGTAGCCGCCGTACGCGACCTCGACGCCGAGAATGCTCGGCTCGATGACCGAGAGCAGGCCGATGATTTCCTCGTACACCTCGAACAGCGACGACGGGCCGACAATGCAGGTACCGTCCGAAAACATCGGTACGACGATGCGCGGCAGGCCGAGGACGTCACCGCGCAAATCGGCGAGCGAGCTACCGCCGACGTCGAATCCGTCCGCGGAGTCCCCGCCGACCGCCGCGTCGGGCGGGAGCACCACGCGCGCGACGTCGACGAGCGAGCCGAGCGCCGCCCATACGTCGAGCGAGCACCAGATACGGTCGGGCATTCGCTTACCGGCGTTGTAGCTGCGCATCGCCGCGGTGTAGAGCGCGGTCGCCCATTCGGCGAGCGAGGCCGCGCTGCCGGCGGTGCCGAGCGGTACCGGCGTACCGGCCGCGCCAATCGTGAACGCGTCCGCGACCGCGCCCTCGGTCTCGACGGCGTACACGTCGGCGAGGTCGCGTACGAGAATGTCCCACGCGCTCGGCGAGGTCCAGTCAATGTCCTGGCGCGAAATGTCGACCGAGCCGCCCCACGTTTCCTTGGTGAATGGAATTTGCGCGATGGTCATTTTTTGCGACGGGAGCGCCTGCTTCTCGCCGGCCTGCTTACCAACCTGTACGTGTTGCGTGATATGCGGCCGCGAGAACGTGAGGCCGGGAATTCCGCCGAGCGCCTTCGCGCCGCCGAGCGACGTAATGAGCGGCCGATTCGCGTCGATGATGTTGACCACCTGACCAACGATCGGCGTCGGCAGGATGCCGGGCGTATCGGCGGTCGTTTGGTCGGCGCGCGCTTGGTACACGCGCGTCGCGGCGGCCTCGTCGACGCGGCCGCGCTCGAGGATGCCATTGGCGCGCAGGTAGTCGACGAGAAACGCGCCGGCGGTGCGGTAGGTCGATCGCTCGGCGGCGTCGGCGCGGCGGCCGCCGGTGACGACGGCGGGACGCGGTAGCGAGCTCTCGGTTTCGTTATGCGCGGCGCGCAATTCCTCGAACGCGGCGAGCGGCGTGATTTGCTCGTCGAGCGTCGCGATGCGACCTCGAGCGGCCTCGAGGAGGCCGCGCTCGGCGTCGGTGAGGTCGCGGCCTTCCACCTGACCGAGGATTGAGTCGATAGTCGAGATTTGCTCGGCGCGCTGCGCGCGGAACGATTCGAGAACAGGGTTCACGGTTGCACCTCCGAAACGGTCGAACGGTTGCGCTCGATGCAGGCGCCTCGGGTGTCCGGTCGGTGTCTCGCCGGTGCGGGCGGCCTCGACGGCCGGGCGCGCGGTCGGCGGGACGGCCGCCGGGCGGGCCGTGCCGCGGTCTAGTGCTCGCCGGGAGCGTAACGCGGCTACGGCGCCGCGTCGCGCAGCCGTGCGAGCTCGTCGCGCCAGGCCTCGACCTGGAGCGGCCGCGCCGATTGCAGCGCGGCGCGCTGCTCGACCGAAAACGCGGTACGGACGAGCGTCACCTCGGCATCGGCAAACGCCGGCGTCGGCGTGAGCGAGACCTCGAGCAGCCGAGACTCGAGCCGGGTAACGCGGTCCATATGGTCCGGGCCGAGCTCGGGCTGCCAATCCTCGACGTAATCCCAATCCGAGCGGATCGGTTGAAAACCAATCGACATACCGACGAGCTCGCCGTCATCGGCCGCCCGGGCCGCGCGCTGCGCCTCCGGCGACTCATTGAGCCGCCATACGCCGGTGAGCGCGCCGTTATCGTGCGACCATTGCTCGGCCTTGCCGACCGGAAATGAGCGGTTGTCGTGGAATAGGAGCAGCGGTAACCGTTGCCCACTACCGCCGGCGGTCGATTTCTTGAACGAGGCCGCCGCGTGTTGCTCGAGATACCAGCCGAGATTGGCGAAGGTCTCGTACGGAACGGCGCGCCCCTCGAGGTACTTGTACGGCCGACCGACCGCCTGCGCTTCGCGTACCTCGAGCGCGGTCGCGTACATGCGGGCTTCGGGTGCAATCGTCATACGGGCTCGCCTTCTTCGTCCTCGGCGTCGTCGGACGCGTTCGGGTCGGCCGGCGCCGGCGGCGTTTCGATATCGGCGCCGGTGCCGAGATTGCCGGTGACGTCGGGCGGGAGTCCGACCTCGATACGCGATTCCTCGAGCGTCGCGATGCCGGCGCCGTACTGCGCGACCGCCGCCGTTGTCGACGTCGCGAGGTCTTCGCGTAGTAGTTGCGAGCGCCGGAAACGGATACCGCTCCCGCGCGGCAACCACGCATCGCTCCATACGTCCTCGAAATCCGCGAGGACGGGCTCGAGCGACGTACGCAATACCTGTTGGTACTGCGGGCCGGCCGAGCGGTACGTCATGCCGGCGACCGGCGCGCCGAGCCAATAGCCGTCAAGGTTGAACATATTCGCGACGTCGAGTAGCGACATACGCCGCGCCTCGGTTAGCTGCGTATCGCTCGGCGACCACGCGAGCGGTATGACCTGCGTACCGCTCGGCAAAATGACGGGCTCGCGTTGCGGGCCGGAAAATTTCTCGAGCCACAAGGCCTTGGCGTCGTCGGCGACGTCCTGCGTTATCTGCGCTTGCGGCGCGACCACCGCGACCGATGGGACGGCGCCGCCGGCGAGCGCGCCGCGCTCGTATTCTTCTTCCATCGCGACGCGGTCGAGCGAGCCGAGATATTCCTCGACCACGCCGACGCCGCGTACCGGGTACGTGCGATCGGCGCCGCGCCGTACGTGTATGACGTCCTCGAAACGCAACGCTTGACCGAGGTACGTATACGTAATCGCTTGCTCGTCGTACGGTGTCCAAACGATGTAGCACCACGAGGCCGGGAGCCACGTACACGCGAGCGGCCAACCGTCCGCGCCGCGCGCGGTTACGTACGTAATCGCATTACCGGCGAGCAGATAGTCCTCGACGTTGACCTGTACGTACCATGAGCCGGCGCGATTCGGGTCGGGTCTCGAGCAGATACGCGGCGTCGGTAACCGCGCATAACCGCGGTACGCGTCAATCGGCATTTGCTTTACGAGGCCGGCGAATAGCTGCAACGCACGGCCGACCGCCGGTACCTTGCGCGCCGTCGTCGCGTCGTACACGTACGGGCCGGGCGTACCGAGCAGGCCTACGGTCGGCGGCGGGATGAGCGAACCGCCGCCGGGAGTCCGAGCGAGCACGGTACGGCCGAGGCCGGTCGCCGGCGTCATGACCATCGCGCGCGGAGCGTAGTCCTCGCGCGACTAGCCGATACGGAACGGGCCGAGGTCGGCCGGCGCATGGTCGTAGGTCCAGAGCGCCACGGTCGCCGCGGTAAGCGTCGCGATACTCGTCGACGATTGCCGGCGCCCCCATGCCCACGCGTCGCCGAGCGCGCGCTGCGCCGCCGACGCCGCGGCCGCGTCGAGCTCGGCATTCGGTCGGATACGTACCGCCGGCGGGTCGGCGACGATCGCCTCGAGCAGGCCGGCGCACGCGGCGGCGTACTCGCGGGCCTTGAGGCCTTCGAGGTCGAGACCGGCGCGCCGGGCGGCGTCGGCGACGTCGATCGCCGGGCCGGCCTCGTCGTAGCCGACCGCGCGCGGGTGCCAGCGGTCGACGAGCTCGGCGAGCCGTCCGGGTAGACCGGCCACGCCGGGCCGTACGTCGGCGAGCTCGATATGCGCGACGCCGAGCTCGTCGCGCCAGGCCGCCGCGACCGCGCTCTCGGAGCGGTCGACCGCGACGTCGAATCCGAGCGCCAGGCGGCCGGCCTCCGGGAGGGGTGCCTCGAGGTCGGCCGCCGCGCGCCACGCCGCGAGCGGGATGACACGCGCGACGGTAGCTACCCAACGGTTGCCGTAGGCGCGTGCGAATTCGTCCGGGCCGAGCAGCGCCAGCGCGGCAGTCATGCTCTCGGCCTCGATGGTGAGGCCGTAGGCCGGGTGATACAGCGGCCACGAGCTCGGGTCGGTCGGGTCGAGCTCGTCCGGGCATGACCACTCGAAATACGCGATGCCCTCGGTACGGCCGGCGAGCGCGGCGGCGCGGCCGGCCTCGACGGTGCCGAGCCACCAGGTCGAGGTCGCGTCGCCGGCGGTCGAGACCTTCCATACCTGCGCCGCCGGCCGCGTCGCCTGCGTCGGCACAATCGCTTGGTCGAGCTGCAGGCCTTTCGCGTAGTCGAATGCCCATGCCTCGTCGATCACCACAAGATCCGAGACTTTCGAGTGCAATCCGGCCGGCGTCGGCGGGAACGGCCGCACCAGGCCGCCCGAATGGCGCCACCGGACATTCTCCGAGCCGGCCTGCCGGCGCAGCGAGCAGGCGTTACCAAACGGCGCCAGGAGCGGCCAATGCTCATTGAGCAGCCAATCGACCGCGTCCTTTTGCGTTTGCATCGTGAACCACGCGCGCCCTCGGCCTATCGAGATAGCGCGATGGTCGAGCACCACGCCGAATACCGTCGTTTTGCCGGATTGGCGCGGCACGGTCACGAGGACGAGCCGGTACACGTAGCGGCCGAGCTCGTCGACCTCGAGCGCCACATCGAGAACGTATTGCTGCCACGGCATCGGCGGCCGACCGCAGGCGGCCGCGAGCCGGCCTACAGCGCCGCCGAACGTGCCGCGGCTAGGAGTTCGGCAGGTCGCTAGCGCCGGCGCCGGGCCGCGTGAGCTCGGCCAAGAGAGCGTCGAACGCGTCGACAGGTTTGGCGCCATTGCTCGAGAGTCCAGCCGCCGTCCGTAGGTCGAGGTAAACCGAGCTCGCCCTCGAGACCGCGTCGGCGTCGCGGCCGCTCTCGGCGAGGTCGACGGCGCGAGCCTGCGCGCGCAGCGCCGCGCGCTCGGCCGGCCGGATATCGCGCCGCTCGCCGAGCTCGTGATTGAGTCCGGTCTCGACTCGACCGATTCGGCCTCGAGCTCGTGGCATTCGGGCCGAGGCTAGGTCGTTTTCGTGCCCTTCCCGCCCTTGCGGGAAGGAAACGAAAACTGCGTACGGGATGCTCGGCGCCTCGCCGAGCAAAAACGCGCGCAGCGCGCGACCGCCGAGCCGGGCGCGCGCCGGGCGCGGGCGCGGGGAGTCTCCACGAGGTCGAGGCCTCGCGATTTCTACGGGTGCGGCCGGGTCGGCGAGCTCGGGTCGGCGTCCTCGACCGCGGCGTCCTCGCATTCGAGCGAGCAGTATTCGGGCGCGTGGTCTCGGTCGTCGGGCTCGTAGTCCTCGTCGCAATATGCGCAGCGCATGACCTATAGCCGGGTCTCGTAGTCGGGTACGCCGATGCGGTAGCGGCGCAGCGCATTCGTCCGGGCGGCGGCGCGCCAGCCGTTGCAGGCCTTACACGCGGCGCGCATGTTGGCCGGGTCGTACACCGCGCCGCCGTCCGCGCGTTCGACTACGTGGTCGACCTCGGTCGCGACCTTGGTACAGCGCGGGCCGTGTACCTGGCAGGTCCAGCGGTCGCGGTCGAGGACGAGCAGCCGTAGCCGCCGGTATGCCGGCGTCGTGAGGTCTCGGTCCTGCGTGGTCATGGCGTGTACGGATGCTCCGCGAGTGTTTGCGCCCATATGTCGGCCTGTAGCGCGCCCCATGTTTCCATCCGTTGCCGAACGACGAGCACCGCGTCGGCGGGTACGTGCGTCGCGCAGTAGTCGGCCTCGGGTAGCCACGGACTCGCGCCCATGCGACATTGCTCGGACGCGTGTTCTATCCACTCGACTCCCCAGCGACCATCGGCGTGCTTGATGTTTTTTCGGGTCGCCGGCGGATTTGTGAGCGCGATGCAGCGCCGAACGACGTACGGCGGCCGGCCGATCGTTTCCTGCCGCGGCGAATGCGCGTGCGTGCTCATAGCGGCGGCGTCGATTCGACCGCGCGCTCGAGCTCGAGCTCGAGCTCGTACTGCCGGGCGGGCTCGCATAGGACGAGCACCACGCCGGGCGCGACCTCGGCGCAGGCCGAGCCGCCGAGCGTTCCCCATGCGGCGACCGCCTCGCGCGCGACCTCGGCGGCGGCCTCAACCTCGAATCCGGCGCCGATGAGCCGCAGCATGAGCGCGGCTACCTGGCATTCGTTCGCCGGCCAGGCGCGCGCGCGGCCGCAGCCGGGCGCCGGATTCCACGGCCGCAGGTAGCCGCGGCGTACCCAATGGTCGAGCCGCCGGTACGAAATGCCGAGCTCGAGCGCCAGCGCGGCGGTTGACGCGGTCATAGGCCGGGCTCGACGTGTACGACGACGCGCGTGCCGTAGCGCCTCGAGCGCACCTCGAACGATGCGAGCTCGCGGCCGCCGGGTAGCCGGTGCCGCTCGACGCGGAGCCGTAGCGGGCCTCGTGAGCAGCCGGCGGCCGCCTCGGCGAGGACGTCGGCGACGAATTGCGCGAGCTCGTGCGCGCTGCGCTCGTCGCCGATCACTTGTCGCCTCGAGCGGCGCGCAATTCGGCCGAGAGCTCTCGGATTTTGCGGCGAGCGAGCGCGCGCTCGAGCTCGGTCGACGGCGCGTCGCGTCGCGTCGCGTCCTCGGCGTCGTCGCGTCGCGCGTCGTTCGCGTCGTTTTCCGAGGCCTCTCTCTCACTCTCCCTCTCCTTCGGAGAGTGAGAGAGAGATTCCTCGTCGGTAGTTGTGAAATTCTCGAGGTCGACCGCGTCGCGCGCGTCGCGCGGTTCCGCGTCGCGCGCGTCGCGCCGGCGGGCGCGGTAGCGGGCCTGACGCGCCCTCGTTCGAGCTCGGCGCGGGTCGAGGTCGCCGGCCTCGATGATCCAGCCGACGCCGGCCTCGAGCGGTGTCGCGTGCGGGTCGGCGAGCACTTTCTCGGCGGCGACGAGCGGGTCGCCGACCTCGCCGAGGACGATGAGCACCACGCGCGGCGCCACTAGCCGCCGTCCTCGTCGAGCGCGACGTCGGGCTCGTCGTAGCCGCCCTGTAGCACCACGAGGCCGGGCAGGTCGCCGGCCGGGTCGTCGATGACGATGCGCCACGCGACGCCGGCCTCGCTCGCCATGATCGCCCAATCGGCGTCGTCGTCGGCGAGGCCTTGGTCGCGGGTGAGCTCGCGCTCGTCGACGAGCTCGCCGGCGAGGTACCGGCGAATGCGTAGCGAGCGGCGGTACCGGCTCACGAGCCGGCCTCGAGCAGCGCGGCGGGCGCGCAGGCCTCGAGGTACTTGGCGAGCGGTAGGCCGCCGTACACGAGCGCCAGCGGTTCGCCGTCCTCGTCGTAGATAACGAGCGCGTCGAGCGACCGGGCATGGTGCCACGGGCCGGGCGGGACGTCCTCGGCGAGCTCGCGCACGGCGTCGAGACCTCGAGCGGCGGTCATCGCGGCCAACCTTCGCGCTCGCATACCTCGCCGAGCGCGTCGAGCGTCCGATGGAATGGCGTATCCGTTAGCACCTCGAGCGGTCGGCCTCGGCGTAGCCATCGCCGGTAGGCGCGGCGGTATCGCCATTCGAGCCAGCGTCGGCGCAGCATCGGCGTTACCTCTCGGTCTCGGTCTCGGTTTGCGGTTCGGCGGCGAGCGCGGCGGCCTCGGCGTCGGCGGCCTTGCGTTCGCCGAGCTCGCGCTCGAGCTCGTCGATGACGAGCGAGGCCTCGGCGAGCGTGAGGTCGGCCGAGCTCGGCACGGTACGGCCGACAACGTGCGTTGCGTAATCGGCGCGGTCGGCGCGCTCGGTAATGCCGTAGTCGCGGTACAGCGCGTGCAACTTGTTTTTTTGCGGTCGCGTGATCGCCGGCGGCGGCGCCGGCGCGGCGTCGGTAGTTTCCCCGGGCAACGGCGGTAGCGCCGGCGGCGGGTTCGCATCCATTCCCCCCGATGGTGCCGGTAGCACTACCGCCGCCGCCGGCGTCCGTCGCCGTCGCGTTACCCGCCGGTTTCCGGTAGCGGGCTTCGCGTCGACGCCGGCCGCGAGCTCGAGCTCGTCGGCGTCTTGCATTTCCTCGTACGCGGCGAGGCCGCCGGTGACGTCGGCGAATATGGCGCGTACGACGTCGGCCGATGAGCGCGCCGAGAGCATCTGCCGCGGATAGTTGCGGTAAGTCTGCTTGCCGGCGAGGTTGGCGCGGCTCGCGTCATCCATGGTCCAGCTAACGGTCGCGACGTGATCGGAGTCGCGCCGGCGGCCGCACCACGTCACGCGCGTAACCGTGAGCTCGTCCGGCCACATTTCATGACCGGCGGCGAGGACGAGCGCGCGTTGTGCCTCGGCGTACAGCGTCGGCGTACCGTCGATAATCCGAATGCTGCGTAGCGATTGCATCGGGCCTAGGCCGATTTCGTCGCCGTACAGAATGCAGGCCGTTATCGCCGGGACGTTGTTGCGCATCGAGCTCGTAACGAAATCGGTACCGGCGACCGCCTTCGCGAGCTCGGCGACCGGCGCCATGAGCTCGACCCATCGACCGAGCGCGGGCCGCTCGAGCATGGCCTCGCGGCCGCGGCCGTATTCGCCGGCGGCGCCGCGCGGCTCGAGCCGCATGAGCGAGCTCATGCGGCGACCTCGACCTCGAGCTCGGGAAATAGCGCGTCGTCGTCGTACACCTCGAACGCGCGCGCGACGAGCTCGCTATCGGCCGGGAGTGACGGGTTGAGCCGTACGAAACGTACGAAACACTCGAGGCCGCTGCGCGTCATGACGCGGCCTCGAGCTGGCGCGGCGGTAGCGCGTTGCCGATGTAGCGGCGCGCGGCGCGGTCCTTGGTCGCGATGGTGAACGCGGCGACCTGTTGCGCGTATTGGAAGGTACGGAACGTGGCCGGGCCGATATCGACCGGGTACACGTCGTATCCGTCCGCGCGGAGCCATACCGCGAGCGCACGGTCGACGGTCGGCATAGGCCGCTCGAGGCCGTCGCCGTCGAGCATGGTCTCGGCGTGCGCGTACGCGGCTAGCTGTAGCGCGACCTCCGGCCATATGCCGGTGCCGCCGGTTTTCCAATCGACGAGGACGAGCTCGGGCCGCTCGTCGACGTACGCGAGTAGGTCGACGGTTCCCATGTACGCGAGCGGTCGACTAT